GGTGAAGGTGTTTTAGTTGGTGAAGGTGTTTTGGTTGGTGGTGTTTTGGTTGGTGGTGTCTTAGTAGGTGGTGTTTTGGTTGGTGGTGTTTTGGTTGGTGGTGTTTTGGTTGGTGGTGTCTTAGTAGGTGGTGTTTTGGTTGGTGGTGTCTTAGTAGGTGGTGTCTTAGTAGGTGGTGTTTTGGTTGGTGGTGTTTTGGTTGGTGGTGTCTTAGTAGGTGGTGTTTTCTTTGGTGTTCTCTTTGGTGGATCTACTTTTGGTGTTTTACTAGGATCTATTTTTGGTGTTTCTTTTGGTGGTGTTTTCTTAGGATTTGGGTTTTTATTAGGGTCTATCGGTTTCCTTCTCCTGATTGGTTTTTTCAGAGGTTCAATTTTAGGCTCTGTTTCTGTATCAGGCTTTACTTTTTTGCCTTTTGTCTCACCATCTTCACTTTTTTTAGATTTCAATATATTTTGAATCTTACCAAAAACTTTTTTAGTTTTATCCTTAATACCTAAATTAGGTATCGATGGGATAAGTGGTTTACCTTGTATTTGCCTAGCAGTTCCGTAAGCACCAATCGCAGTTGCAATCGCTGGAATACCATATTTAACTGCTGGTATTGCCAATAAGGCTGGATTCTCATCCAGTTCAACAGGTTCCTCAACAATTTGTCCACCAAAAGATTCTGCAACTTTTGTTAAATCAGGTGATTTTCTACCAAAAACTCTATCAGCATTACTTTTAAAATCTTTTATTTTTTTTAATTTATCTAAGCCAGGTGTTGATAACAAAGATTTTCCCTCTTCCGAAACAGTTTTTTCTTTGTTTATTTTCATAATGGCATCTTTGCCATATCTTTTCTCAATATCAGCCTTCACACGTTCAAGTGCAGATGGGCCTTTATTCACTTTCTGTGTCTTTTTAACTTCATCACTTGGAGGATATGAAGTTGCATCCTTTTTCTTTTTATTTTTTCTTATTCTTCCCATATCTCTTAGATGATCATAACCTTCCTCACCCATCATCTGTTTCTGTTTCTTATTAACAACAGATTTTGTAGTCTTTTCTTCAGCCCCTTCTTTCTCAGGCATCACTATGCAGTTTGGGGACTTGGAGGATACCAGTCCCCCTTTTACTTTTTTACTTGTTCTTGGAAATCTAGATCAATTCTCCACGCAGAGAATCCTTCCTTGACACGACCACGTTTCTTCGCAATTGCTTTACCGATTGCCTTACGTCTGTTTGCAAGATACTTATCAGTTGAATCATGATCGCCGTCATTATCAATATCTTTATCTTCCTGACCCACAGGATCCATCTTCTCATAAACAACTTGTTCATACTGAGATCCAGCACCAGTATTTAATTTTCTTATCTTATCTAAGACACTAGGAGTAATTTTTTTCTCTTTTGATTTAGATGATGTGTCAACAACTTTTGGAGAAGGACAAGACATCTCATTCATCTTCTTACGTTTCTTCTTTGTCTTTGCAATAATTCTATCAGCAGCTTCACTTCTTTCTTTATTTGGCCCATCATAAGCCATTGCACCTTTCTGCATACGAGGTGCTTTCTCGCCTTCATCTCTCTTACCAATCTTCATCTTACCGTCTCCCCTGTAGATACCGTAGGCACTACCTTCTTTCACTTCTTTCTTTTCCTTTTTCCCAAAATGTTTTGCAATGTTGTCTTCTACCTTTTTCTTTGCCTCTGGATGCGACTTACTCATATCCATAGTTCCTTTGTATCCTTCCTTTACATCATCATCTTTAAACTGTGGATGTTTATCCATCTGAGCTTTTGTCATTCCTCTTTTCTTTCTAAGTGCTTCCTTTCTTTTCTCTTTTCCTTCCTTACCATCATCAAATCTCATTTCTTTAACTACTTCTTTACCTAATAGTTTTTGTTTTGCCATTGCTTTCACAACATTAGGTGCTGGTGATGCACCAAGTATTTGAAGAAATATTTTCATCTTCTCTTCTTTTGAAGCACCTTCGGGAACTTTACCTTTAGCTTTATATCTAACATCAGAAGCTAATTGTGATGCTTGTTTCTCTGTATCATCAGCACCAGCCGCATGTCCTCTCTTCTCTTCATAGACTTTTTGATACGCACTCATCAAGTCATCTTGTAATTTTTGACTAAGCATTACTCTTTGCACGATTCTTTCTAGATTTATTTATAAAATTAAGGATGATAGGATTATGTGAAAGTCTTTGAGTGTATTGTCTTAGAGCGTCTGTTCCAACTTCTCTTTGATTTGCAGGCACACCAGATATCTCAGTGAACTTTTCAGTAATGTCCTTAATCCATGATTTAAACATTATGTTTTCTTCAGTCACTGCAATGATATGATTTGCGCCTGTACGAATAATCTTACCAATCAAACCAGTATTATCATTTTCAACGATGTCACCAACACGGAATATGTTACCATTCATGTAGTTTTCACGAAGGTTTCTCCAATCAAACTTAGGAGCAATTCTCCACATTTCATTTTGTTGTTTCTTAACTTTCATTCCCTGTCGAAGTGAATCATATAATTTTCTTGCAGCGTCATCCTTTAATGCTTTTGGCACTCCACTTCTAAATGTATCATAATCATCATCTGCTGCTGCTTTTCTCAATTTAGATGCAGACATGGCACTCACACCTTCACCATCTGGGTCACGATCTCCAGCAGATATCACATTGATACGATCAAATTTATAAAGTTTATTATTATATTTGTTTGCTAGATTTTCAAACTCAGCTTGACGATCCTGTCCTACTACAATATTCACAGACTTTGCACCTCTTTCATTTGCACCTTTTAAAGCATCAAAGATTGTTTTTGTCTTTGGATTATTCATAATATGTTTTGCATGTTGTGGAAACATCTGTTGCATATATCCAATCTTTGTGTCTGGATCTAAAGGATTTTTTGAAGGATCGTTAGATCTTGATGGATAGATTTCATAATTACCACGACCAGCAACCTGTTTTACTTTGTTTAGAAGTTTCTCATGTCCAGTTGTAGGTGGATTAAAACGACCAAAAGCCACAGTCATATCTGCCTCATCCTTATTTGGATCAGGTTTCGCAACTGTTTGAGAAGATATTGCTTCAGTTATAAATGCTGTAAAACTTTTCATATTTTTGGTGCGGGCATGGGATTACCTTTCTCCCAATTCTTATCTGCTGTAAAGTTTGCACGACTGAACTCTAAACGATCTACAAGTTTAAGAGCTTGTCCTGAACGAATTGCAACAAATCCTTCAGGTGCTGTTACACGATAACCATCTGGTGTTCTAAGAAACGTGCCAAATGTGTTTACTTTTTGTAACTTACGAATCATGAAATTTTTCGCAGCCTGTAAATTCATATAAGATGCAACGGTCATGTATATTGCCTGTTGATTGTCAGAGATAAATTTAAGACCCTTATTTTTAAGCTCTAAGTATTTATCTTTTGTCGTCTTCATCTTTTTAGTTTGAATTTCTTTATCTAATGCATTTGAAAAATACTGTGCAAAATCTCTTGCAGTGTTGCGAGCACCAATTAAAGTTTTACCTTGACGAATGTAAGAGTTAAAGAAAGTCTTGAACATAATATTCAAAGTAAACTTATTCATATTATTTGTTTTCATCATGTCAAGAAAACGAGACGCTTGTTTTAAAGATCCCTCTGTTTTATTCACAAGATTTGTATAGGTTGTTTTTTCTGCTTGAGTCATGTTTGCTTCACCTGATGCGTTTTTAAAATCAGATGATGTTACAAAGACATCACTGTTACCTTGAATATTGATATTTCCAAAACTGGCAGACATTGCATCTAGAGTTCTACCAGAATATGAAGTATGAAACACTATTCCAAACTTTGCTTCGTCTATCTTTTGTCCAATGTCACTATCTTTTGGAACTGCATATACAATTGTGTTTGGTTGAAATGCAATGCAAGTATCTCCACCTATATTAGCTTGATACTTATCATCAGTAAATAAAAGATCTCCTTGTACGACGTTTGGTATTGAAAGTGTAGAGAGATATTTGTATGCGTCCTTAAGTTTTTGTGAAAGTTGCCCAGGCGGATACATACTATTCACATCGTTCTCAGAATATGATATCTTTGGATTTACTTTATTGAATACAGATTTAGTTCCTACAAAAAATCTACCGTTGTCTGGATTTACGCCACAAATTATCGCAGGAGCTCCATCCCACTTAACAGTAACACGGGCGTCTGCCATACCTTGATCTAACATATCTCCAAGTGAACGAAGAAAAGCAACTGCCTCTTTTCCTCCTTGAGATCCACCGTTCAAAATATTATCTTCTAAATGTTCAAGATGAGTGTTCTTCATGTAGATTTTTTCTTGCTGTAGCTTATAAACTCTTTAGTCATTGTACCACGAAATTGAGGATATGCGAAGAAATTTCCAGAATATCTTAATCCTATATCAAGAATTGGTACTTTATTTCTAGACCCTTTAGGAGTAACAAATAAAGTTAAACTAACATTAGCTGCGGTTTCAGATGCATCATTATACTCAATAGATTTTTGACAATCATCAGGGCATAATTCAGCTAGATTTGCTAAGATACTAGTCAATCCTTTTGTATCACCTTTTTCTACTTTAGGTACATAAACGTCTGACCCTCTAGGTTTAAGAGCTCTTCCAGCACCAGTGACTAAGTAAAATTTAAAATCATTACGTTTAATTTTAGCTAGCCTATCATATAAATCTATTTTCAAAATTCTACTGAATAATCCATCAACCAAAGATTGTTTTATACTTTTACCACCAACAACAGGTTTATCATCATTCATGATATCTGTAAAAGTTTTCCACAACTCACTAATTTTACCACCCCTTGCATATAAAGATTTATTAACATAATCTCTAAATCTAGTTTGGAACTCTTTAGGAAACTCAGGACTAATACGAGTCAAGGCAGTTGGATCTTTAAGTTGTAATAATTTAACTCCTGTTTTAATTTCCCAATCACCTTTGTCATTTTTTCTCCATATATCAACTTTGATATCCAAGATTTTTTCTGCATCCCGAATATTCAATGTGCCATCAGATTGAAGACGCATTCCACGGACAGAATATTTTTCACTTTTTAACGCTTTCGTCGCCTTGGTTTGATATGTTTTATTACATTCTAATATTGTACCGCCTCTTCCATCATTTGCCTCTGGAACATAAAAAGGACTATTAGGTGTTTCGTCTGTACAAGCATCATAAATTACTTTTGCAAAAAATTTTTTCTTTGCTTGCATTATTCTACTTCTCAAAGCAGTGAACTCCGTACCTGTAAAGAAAGATCCGAACGCAGTGTTGATTAGAGTTGGTGCCGCAGCAGATTCAAAAGCTTTTTTCTTTAATGATATCCCATAGTAAGTCTTACCATATCTTAAGATTACATCTGAAGAGTTATAATCTTTCATTCCATAAGCAGTAATTTTAAAATCTTTGACCTCATCTGGCCATTGATTACCTGTTACAAACACAGCGTCTGGTATGCCTACACCAAGATCTGATCTGGTTTGCAAAACGGCAGAGATACCAGCAGCTAAATCAGAATAAACAGCCTTTTTATTTTTATCTTCTGCTTTTTTATCAGATCTCTCAGCAACCTTAGAATTTATTGCGTTTACAAATTGTTCCTTAAGTCCGTTAGTATCAGTTGCGGTGCTTTGAAAAGTCTTAACTGCGAGTGGAAATAATTCATTAAATGCCTCTGTATTATCAGCAGCACGAGTCAATACACCAGAGTCTAACTTAGATAGACCAGCATACATTGCCTCGGAAAGTTCTAATCCCATTATCCAACACGTTTTTCAATTATTTATTATCTATTTAAAAAATAATGATTTATAATTTCAATCTTCTCATGTGCTTGTGCAATGGCATTTATCTCACCATCGATTGTTCCCATCACATCTGAGTGTTCACCAATACCTACAGGTTGATTCAGATATATCTCAACGTTCTGTTGATGTTTTGCAATCAAACCATTGTAGTATGCGATTTGACTTTTTAGAATCTGGTCACGCAAGTTAATCATAAGTCTCCTTCTAAACGATTTTCTGATTTGTAAACATCAAACTCTCCGCCTGGATATCTCTTCTTCAACTTCTCTACATTACCAGCAATCACATCATCAAGTGTAATGTTAAGTGCCATACACGCCTGCATCACATACCACATAACGTCACCCAACTCAATAACAAGATGTTTTCGATTGTGGTCACTCCAAGGTTTACCTTGGAAAACCATCTTCTTAACGATCTCCATAAACTCACCACCCTCAGCACTGACACCAACAGCAGCAGTAAGAAGTCTGTGAATATTGGAACCCTGTCCGTCAAGGTCATCCAATCTTCCCTTCTCTCTCCTCCTTTTCC